AAATACGGCCTCGACTTTTTGATTTTGGAACCCGGTTTCAAGCTGAAGCGATTCGATGACTACTGACTTGGCGGTAAGAGGCCCCATCCCGCTGCTGCGCCGCGACTGGAACGCGCGGTCGCCATCTTCCGGCCGCTACGCTATCCAGCGCACGGTGGGCGAGTTGGTCGACGGCTATCGGCGGCGTCACGCCCAGCGGTTCTCGTATGAAGGCGCGACCGCCGGACGGCGCGCCCACGGGTGGTATGCCTCGTCGGCCGACGCCAACGTCGAGTTGATGGGCGCGCTCATCTGGCTGCGCAATCGCAGCCGGGAGCTCATCCGCAACAATCCATACGCGGCGCGCGCCATCGAGGAGTTGGCCGGCAACGTCGTGGGGACGGGCATCGTGCCGAAAGCGAAGACGGGCGCCACGGCTATCGACGCGATCATCGACAACGAGTGGCCGTTCTTCTGCGAGCAGTGCGACGAGCCGCAGCGCATGGACTTCTACGGCATGCAGACCCTCACCGTCCGAACGATGGCAGAGAGCGGCGAGGCTATCCTGCGCTTCCGGCCGCGCCTGATCGACGCGGGACTGCGCATTCCTCTTCAGCTTCAAATGCTTGAGGCCGACTTCCTCGACCAGTCCCGCACGATGGGGCTAATCAACGGCCACGTGATGGAAGGGGTGCAGTTCGATATGGACGGCCACCGCTTGGCGTACTGGCTGTTCACCTATCATCCCGGCGGCGTGCTGATCCTCAATCCGCGGGGCGGCATCATCAGCCAGCCCGTCCCGGCCGAGCAGATCATGCACGTCTATCGCGTCCTCCGGCCCGGCCAGGTGCGCGGCGTGCCGTGGCTGGCGCCGGTCATGATGGCGCTCCGGGATCTGGACGACTACTGCGACGCCGAGCGCGTGCGCAAGAAGATCGAGGCGTGCGTGGCGGCGTTCGTGACGCAGCCGGAGGGAGAGGACGGCGCCCCGGTGGGCTTCGCCGGGACCGACCCGGTGAGCGGGCATCCCGTCGAAACCTTCCAGCCGGGCATGGTCGAGTATTTGAAGCCGGGGCAGGACATCAAATTCAACAACCCGCCGGCGGCCGGCGGTTACCGCGAATACAAGATGACCGAGTTGCAGGGGATCATGGCGGGCCTCGGTGTTCCCTACGAGCTCGGCACCGGCGACATGTCGCAGGTCAACTATTCGTCCTGGCGCGGCGGGATGCTGGGCTTCCGGAACACGATTGAAAACTACCGGTGGCTCACGCTGATGCCGTTGTTCTGCATGCCGGCGTGGCGGCGGTTCATCGATACCCTGGTCCTGCAGGGCAAGATCCCGATGGCGGCGGTCAACGATCCGAAGCTCAACCTCAAGCAGGTGCAGTGGACCGCGCCGCGGTTCGAGTCGGTCGATCCGGTGAAGGACGCCGAGGCGGTTTTGAAGGACGTCCGCATCGGCAGGAAGTCGTGGTTCGAGGCGGTGCTGGAGAACGGCTACGATCCGACGACGCAGCTCCAGCAGATTCAACTCTTCAACAAGCTGGTGGACAAATACGAGATTATCCTCGACGTCGATCCACGTAACGTCACCCTGCGGGGCCAGGAACAGCCGGCCAACACCGAAGAGCGCACGCCGACCAGCAAGCCCGCAGGCGGCGGCTCCGGCAGCCAGGGCCTCGGGATTTGCGAGTTGTCGGACGAGGACCTCGCGATGGTGAAAGAGCTTCTGGTGGCGGGCATCTCGCGCGTCACGACCAACTGGCAATCGACCACCCGGCTCTACCGGGGATAAATCCGAACGCAGAAGGAAGAGGAACAGGCATGAAGGGAAACGCGGATGTAATCACCGGCCTGGAGGAGCAGCCTGGCCAAGCGGCCATCGCGGCGGCGCAGGACCCGCCGGCAACTACAGCAACGCCCGCAGCTACCACGACGCCCGAAACATCGACAACCACCGGGACAGAGGTTCCTCGGGAGGTGACTGCCACCGGCGATGCTGCGGTCTCCGACGACGCCAAGGGGTCGCCCGCGATTGTCGCCACAACCGCTGCCCCCGTGGCCGGACGCGACTCCGAGGTGTTCGCCGCCGACGCGCAGGTGGTGCCCAGCACCGCCAACGCCGACGACGGGACCATCGACGTGGTCTGGTACAGCGGCGCGCCGGTCCCGAGGATCGACCGCTCTACCGGCGAGCCCTACATGCTCAGGCTCGCGATGGAAGGCTGCCGCATGGACCGGCTGAATAGCGGCGCGCCGGTCTTCGATACCCATTTCACGGGCGACGATTTCAAGTCCCTGATGGCCGGCAAGGTCGGCACACGAGCCCAGGTCGGCGTGGTCCAGCGCGCATGGCCCAACGGCCCGAAGGGAATGGCGACGCTCAAATTCGATATGGGCGATCCGGACGGCGCGGAGATGTTCCGCAAGGCCTCGACCGGCATCCTACAGAACCTCAGCTTCGGCACATTTATTTACAAGCGCGAGAAAACCGACATGCAGACGGAGGGCATGGCGGAGGGAAAAGCTCCGTACTTGAACAACCAGGAGATCGGGATGTTCAAGGCGACCGATTGGGAACCGTTCGAGATCTCCCCTTGCACGGTCCCGGCAGATTTCAACACGTGCTTTTTGAACGCTCAGCCGACCGGGGAGATGGCAGTTTTCGGCGCGCTGGACGCCGATGCGATGGATGTACTTCGGGCAATCAGCCCGCAAAAGGAGAAACCTGCAATGGCCGATACAGCGCAGCAGGCCTCGGGCGTGGACACTGCCCGAGTTGGGAACGAACAGGCATTGACCGCCGCCCGTGACGAGGCGGTCACTGCCGAGCGGTTGCGCGTTAGCGAGCTCACCTCGCTGGGCGCCACCGTGAAACCGTTGGGAATCGACGGGACCGTCATCAGCGGCTTCATCGCGAATGGCGTGTCCGTGGATCAGGCGCGGAAGGATTTGTTCGCCGCGATTGAAGCGCAGGGCAAGAAGACAACCGATGGCAAGGACCACGACCCTCGCCCCCACCAGCCGACCTTCAGCGGCGGAGCCGACGCGATGCAGAAGCGGCTGGAGTGCATGCAGGCCGCTCTGCTGCTGCGCGCCGACAGCCGGTTCTTCCTGAATCGGCAACCGCTGAACGGCGCATTCCTGGCTGGCTGCGGCGAGCAGGAGCATCGCGTGGCCGAGGAGAAGGCGCGGGAGTACCACAACTTCAAGCTGATCGACATGGCGAAGGAGTATCTGCAACTTCGCAGCATCGATACGCGCGGGTGGGATTCCACGCGGGTCGCGGAGGTGGCGCTGCGGGCGCCGTCCCGCAACGTGGAATATTTCGAGGGCGGCGCGGAGTCGACCTCGGACTTCCCGGCGATTCTGGCGAACGTCGCCAACAAGACCTTGCGCCAGGGCTACGAAGCCTACCCGCGCACGTTCCAGCCGTTCTGCCGCCAGATGACGGCGACCGACTTCAAGCCGGTGAACCGCGTCATGTTGGCCGATGCGCCGGTCCTGCAGATGTTGAACGAGAAGGGCGAATATCACCGGGCCAACCTCACCGACAACAACATCAGCTATAAGCTCGCTACCTACGGCGAGATCGTGGCGCTGACCCGCAAGGTGATCATCAACGACGACCTGCAGGCGTTCACCCGGGTGCCCGCCCTGCTGGGTGTGGCAGCAGCGTGCCTGGAGTCGGACACGGTCTGGGGAATCATCATTTCCAATCCGTCTGCGGCCTATGCCGGCGACAAGACCCCCACGGCGTTGTTTGCGGCGGCCCACAACAACCTGCTCACCGGCACTGGCAGCAGCATCGATTCAACCGTGGGGGGCGCTTCCGCGCTCGGGGCTCTCGGTGCCGGGCGCAAAGAACTGCGCATGCAGAAGGGACCGCAGGGCACCCCCCTGAACCTGGTTCCGCGGTTCCTCGCGGTGCCGACCGCGCTCGAAACCTACATGCTCCAGGTCGTGTACCCCATCAACATCGCGTCCAGCGACGCGACCAAGGTTGTGCCGGAGTGGGTGCGCAGCCTGGTGCCCATCGTCGAGCCGCGTCTCGACGCCGCGAGCGCGACGGCGTGGTATCTGATCGCGGACCCGGCGCAGGTGGACACGGTGGAGTACTGCTACCTCGAGGGGCAGCAGGGCGTGTATATCGAAACCAAGCAGGGCTTCGAAATCGACGGCGTGGAGATCAAGGCGCGCATGGACTTCGGCGCGGCGGCCATCGATTATCGCGGCATGCAAAAAAACGCCGGGGCATAGAAGTCGGCGAATTAAAACAAGAACCCATCGGACCGGGGGTGGCGGTTAGTCCCACTCCTGGCGTAAGGCAAAGGAGAGCTTTCAAAATGAGGAATTACGTTCATCGGGGGGAGACCCTCACCGTCACTGCGCCCTATGCGCTGCTAAGCGGCGGGGGCTGCCGCGTTGGAAACATTTTCGGTGTCTCGGTCAACACCCAGAATTCTGGCGATTCGACCGAGATTGAGATCCTGGGCGTCTACGATCTCGCGAAGGATGGCAGTACCTTCAGCGAAGGCGACCTCGTCTATTGGGACAACGTGAATTACGTTGCCACCAGCACCGTTGGGTCGAACCTGCTGATCGGCGCCGCGGAACTGATTCAGACCAGCGGCACCAACGCTCCGGGCGGCAATACGTCGGACCCAACGGTGCGTGTGCGCCTGTTTGGCGTGCCGGGATTCTCCGGCCAAGCCAACGGCGTTAAGATCGCCCACTTCCTGT